AAAACGAGTAGATATCCCCATAATTAACATATAGGGGGGTATCGATACAAATAGATATAGATTACTAGATATAAAATAGATATGAAGTTTTTAATTTTAGATCACTCAGATAAAAAAATGCTTTTTGATTTTTTAAAAAGTTTAGAAAATAATTATATTGTCGAAGTGAAAAAAAAGAGAGACACCAGAAGCAACCGACAGAATAGTTACTACTGGAAGTGTATTGTTCAAGAACTAGCAAATTCTTTGGGCTACTTCCCAGATGAGATGCACGATATCCTCCGATCAAAGTTCTTATCGGAGTGGGAGATGATAGAAATAAATGAAAAGAAAATAGGAATAAATAAAATTGGATCTTCTAGAAGTTTAAATACAAAAGCTTTTGAAGTCTATGCAGATCAAATAAGAATCTGGGCTTTGACTGAATTAGGTATTAGGCTAATGACTCCAAATGAATATGAATAAAAAAAAGCCCCTATTAGATAGAGGCCCAAAATACTGGAAGGTTTTTTATGTTTTTACGACACCGCAAAAATAATAAAATAAAATAAATGGCAAAATTAAATCAGTTTACTTTTAGAAAAAAGAAACAAAAGAAAAGAAAAGGCATCCACTCTAAGAATAAAAGCAGAACAAAAGGAGGGAGTCAATGGGTTAAACCATACAGAGGACAAGGAAGATAATGGCAAGGGGAAGAAAAAAAACACCTACAAGGATTAAAGAATTACAAGGGACAGTCAAATCGGAGAGAATGTTAGACAATGAGATGACAGCTTCGTTAGTTGCTGCTATTCCTAAACCTCCAGAATGGCTTTCAGAGATTGGTAAAAACGAATGGACAAAAGTTTGTGTTGAATTATTTAACAAACAAATGCTCCATCAAATTGACTTGAGACTTTTAGAGGCTTACGCAAATGCAATTAGTTTGCATATTGAAACCGAAATCTTTTTAAGAGAGAATGGAAGGATTCAAGAATTTAAAAATCCTGATGGAACTTTAAAACATACTCAGGCTTTACCTCAGCAAAAGATTGCAAATGATGCGCTGGATAGAGCTTTAAAAATTGCTACTCAGTTCGGCTTTACTCCATCTGCTAGGAGTTCAATTAATCAGCCTACCTTAATACAAAACAATAACGAATACAATTTCTTTGAATAATGGAAAGAGAAGAATATAAAACGGCTTTAATTTATATGCTAATATTTTTACTAGCCCTCGCTTATGGTATGCTAATATGAGTAAAAAAAATAAATATTATTTCGATGAGGTGGCGGCAGATAGAGCTGTAGCTTTTATAGAAACTCATATCAGACATTGCAAAGGAGACTTAGCAGGGCAAAAGTTTATACTTGAAAAATGGCAAAAGGATGATTTGATAAGACCGATCTTTGGATGGAAACATAAAGACAGCGACTTGCGTAAATATAGATCAGTCTATTGCGAGATACCTAGGAAGAATGGGAAGAGTACACTAGGGGCAGCCGTTGCAATCTATATGCTTTTCGCTGACTCAGAACTTGGATCAGAAATTTTTTCCTGTGCAGGAGACAGGAATCAAGCCTCAATTATATTTGATCTGGCTAAGAGGATGATCCAACTAGATCCTTTATTAAGTTCAAAGGCTAAAGTATTTAGAAACTCTATTACCTTCCCTCAGAAAGGAAACACTTATCGAGTGCTTTCTTCTGATGCTAGTTTACAACACGGCCATAATCCTAATGCTATTTTATTTGATGAGTTACATACACAAAAGACAAGAGAACTTTATGACACAATGCAGACAGGAACTGGAGCAAGATCGCAGCCGCTTTTATTTACTATGACAACTGCAGGGGCATCTAAAACAGATGGAAATATTTGTTGGGAGGTTCATTCCTATTCTGAGAAAGTAAAAAACGGAATTATAAATGATGACTCGCATCTATCTGTAATCTATGCAGCCGATGAAGATGATGATATACAAGATCCAGAGACTTGGAAGAAAGCGAATCCAAATATAGGCATCTCAGTTACTGAGGAATATTTAACTACAGAAGCGAAAAGAGCTTCAGAGCTTCCTAGTTATGAGAATACTTTTAAGAGATTGCACCTTAATCAATGGACTACTTCTGTTACAAAATGGATTTCAGATTCAGTATGGATGGAAAATTATGAAGAGATAGATATGGAATCTTTAAAAGGGAAGCAATGTTGGGGAGGATTAGATCTTGCAAGTACAATGGACTTGTCTAGTCTAGTTTTATTTTTCCCTATGGAAGATCAAAAAGATGTTGTTTTAGTTTGGTTTTGGTGTCCTGAACAATCTGCAGAACTTAGAGGGAGAAAATATAAGCTGCCTTATGATGAATGGATAGCCGATGGATATATAAAAGCAACCGAGGGAGATGTACAAGATTATGCATACATAAGAGATGACATTAACAATATTATAAAAGATTATGACTTGCAAAGTATCGCCTTTGATAGATGGAACTCTAGCCAATTAATTATCCAACTTAGTCAGCAAGATGGAATACCTATGTCTCAATTTGGACAGGGATATCGTAGTATGTCCGCACCTACAAAAGAACTGGAAAAGATGGTATTAAAAAAAGAAATAAATCATTTAAGAAATCCTGTCCTTAGATGGCAATGCGAGAACGTGCAATTACAAACTGATCCTGCAGGGAATATAAAAATAAATAAAAAACGCTCATCTGAGAAGGTCGATGGAATGGTGGCTTTAGTGATGAGCATTGGTGAGTGGATGACCGATGAAACCGAAGGAGAATCAATATATAACGAAAGAGGAATTTTAACATTTTAAAAAATATGGGAATAGAATTAGAAATACTGGCTTTACTTAGTCCGTCTGGATTTGAAAAACGCTTTCATAAACATTGTCAAAAAACGAAAACTTATGAAGATGCTTATGAATTAACAGAGGAAGAGTATGAAAAAAACTTTGGAAAAAGACGCTATGCTTCTTACGATAGCTTTCGAGTTACTAAGAATAGAAAAAATAGAAACAAAGTTACATAATCATTTTGTAAGCTTTTCGTATAATTGCTTGTTTTAATAAGCACAAAATCTATGGGACTATTAGATACGTTACGAGGAATATTTACAGGAAAAAATAAAAGGGGAGGATTTTATGAAGCGATGAGCGGAAGGTTACGCTCTGGAAATACTGCAGGCGTAATGGTTAGCGATCAGAGTGCTATGAACTTCACAGCAGTATGGGCGGCAATCAGAATACTATCTGAGTCGGTAGCTCAACTACCTTTATCAATATATGAGTCAGACAAAGCAGGAAATAAAAGCGCTGCTATTAATCACTCTCTATACAACTTACTACACAGGAAGCCAAATGACAATATGACTACTTATACTTTCATTCAGAAATGTATGATAGACTTATTAACTAGGGGAAATTCATTTGTATATATCAAAAGAAATGGAGCTGCAAGGCCAGTAGAACTTTTGCCTTTAGATGTTAAAAAAGTAAAACTTATTGAAAATGATGGGATTATCTATTACGAATTAGATGGAGGAGGGATAGTAGATTCTTATGATATTTTACATTTCAAGATGATGAGTAAGGACGGCCTAGTAGGAATGTCTCCCATAGATACAGGCGCTCAGGCGATAGGATATGGTTTAGCTTTAGAGCGATATGGTAACTCTTTCTTCAGCAATGGAGCAAAGGTTTCTGGAGTTTTATCAACTGACAGACATTTATCAGATGAAGCAATAGCAAGATTAAGAACATCTTTCAACGAAAATTATACTAGCATAAATGATGCGAATAAGACAATGGTATTAGAGGAGGGGCTACAATTTAAGCAGATTAGCTTATCAAACGAAGCCTCACAATTTCTAAAATCTAGAGAGTTCTCAATTACTGAAATCGCTAGACTCTTTAATTTGCCTCCTCACTTATTAAGAGATCTTACAAAATCTAGCTTTAATAATATATCTGAGCAATCAAGAGAATTTGTTCAATATTCTTTGATGCCTTATATTGTTATGATGGAATCAGAGATGAATTGTAAACTATTCAGAAAGACCGAGCTAGACATAATGCATACTAAGTTTGTAGTTAATGCTTTACTAAGAGGGACTCCAAAAGATAGAGCTGAATATTATAGAGTGATGCTAAATATAGGAGCTTTAAGTATTGATGAGATTAGACAATATGAAGAGCTGCCAACAATAGAAGGAGGAGAAAATCACTTTATGCAGCTTAATATGGCGACCTTAGATAATATTATTGAAGGAGGAACTTTAAAAAATAATGAAGATGCCGATACCGACTCCGAATAATAACGAATCTGAAAAAGACTTTTTGGATAGATGTATGATCGATCCTACTATGGTAGAAGAGTATGATGAAAAGCAGAGATATGCTATTTGCGAATCTCAATTAGAGAGAAACATTAAAATAGTATCAGGATCTCCGTGTTCTGGAAAAAACACTTATGTAGCTGAAAATAAAAGACAGGGAGATATAGTTTGGGATTTCGACAAAATTCATACGGCTTTAACAGGAGAGGAGTCGCATAATCATATAGAAGCTGTAAGAAAATATATCTTCTCTATGAGAAAGCAATTTTATAAGGATCTACAAAATGAAAAAGATTTGAGGGTGTGGATAATAAATTCATCTCCTATAAAAGCAGTAAGACAAGAACTGGCAAAAGAATTAAATGCAGAAGTTATCTATATAAAAAGAAGTAAAGAAGAATGTTTAGAAGTAGCTGAAAGAGAAAGGCCCGAAGAATGGAAAGCTTATATTCATTCATACTTTGAAAGGCTAGAAGAAATAGATGAAGACGAAAATATTAAAATAATAGAAGTAAATACTATGGAAAAAACAAATGAGCGACATATTAAAAAAATTACTGAAGACAAAGATACCATTACCATCGTTTACGCTAAAACTGAGGATTTCGAAGGTGTGGAAATTGATGCAGAAGATCAAGATGAAGTTGAAGAGATTGTAGAAGAAAAAGATCACATCGAAGGACACGAAGATGAAGATGAGATTTTAGAAGAGATCGATGAGGAAGAGGAAGAGGAATTAGAGGAAGATCCAGAAAACACATACAGAACTCGAAGCAAAGAGAAGGTTAATGTATGGGACAAGAAACATACTTCAGAAAAAAGATTCTTTAATATAGAAACCAGAATAGATAAGAAAGAGGGCAGAGATGTGGTAGTAGGCCACGCTGCAGTCTTTAATACGTTAAGCGAGGACTTGGGAGGGTTTAGAGAAAAGATATTGCCTAATGCTTTTGATGATGTATTAAATAATGATGTCCGAGCTTATTTTAACCACGATCCGAATTTTTTACTGGGAAGAACGTCTGCAGGGACTTTAAGATTATCTGTAGATGAAAAAGGATTGAAATACGAATTAGACGTACCAGATACAACGGCAGGAAGAGATTTAAAAGAAAATATGAGACTAGGTAATATTACTCAGTCTTCATTTGCTTTCACTTTAGATCAGGATGGAGATTCTTGGGAGAGAGGAGAGGATGGAATGGATCTAAGGATCATCCATAAAGTTAATCGCTTATACGATGTCTCTCCAGTTTCGCTACCTGCTTATCCAGATGCTAATGATTTAGCTTTAGCGGTACGATCTAATTTTTTAGATAAAGAAAACCAAAGGAAAAAAGAAGAGGAAAAATATGAATTGAACACGTTATTAAATTTAAAAATTAACTTATTAAAAAGAAAAAAATGAAAAAGTCTATAGATTTAAAAGAGACTCGTTCAGGTTTAGTAGAAACTCTAGAAGCAATCAAAAATACTGCAGAAGGGGAGTCTAGAAATCTTAATGAGGCTGAGACTATTGAGGTAGATAATACTCTTGCTTCAATAGATAAGCTTGACTCTCAGATCGAAA